ACGAGATTCGCCTTAGTCTCGTGGGCTCGGAGATGTGTATAAGAGACAGATCCGGTGTCGTCCAGAATGCGCCGTGCGGCCTCCACGGCCTCGAACCATACGTCGCACATCTCGGTCTCCTGCACCGTCCCGGCGACCATTACGCTGGCACAGAACTTCCGCGCGCTCCCGTAAGCCCGATACGTCCACAGCCCGACGAAGCGTGGGTGGTCGAAAACATCGGAGGGGCCAGCCATTACAGCCTCGGCATGAACGTCTGCGTGACGATGGTGCCGGCGAAGAAGGCCGCGACGAACTTGGCTGCCGCCAGCGGATCGAACCCCTTGCACGAAAACACGTTCACGTAGGCGCATCGCAATTTCGGCAGCGTGTGGATCACCAGCGAACTCGTGGTAATGAACTGCACCGCCGAAATTCCGTGGAGGTGCGGCGGGTCTTTCTCATAATCCACCGGGTCGCTCGCCCAGATATGAAGATCCTCGCGGTTCATCTTGATCAGGTTGCACAACTCTTCGCAGAACCGCCGCATCCCCTTCTCCGTAAACTTGGTCGGGTCGCACTCGTGGAGGTCTATGACCAGTTCGTAGCCGTAGGGCGCTTCAGGCATCGGCCTAGCTCAATATCCGTTCCATGGTGTCGAGGTGCCCGTCGATCAAGCCGCCGCTCCTTCCAGCGCATCCTTCACGCCTGGGATGTTCGCCGCCGTCGCCGCCGTCTCGACCCCCGCCTGCAGCTGCTCGAGCTGCGCCGCCGCGGCCTGCGCCTCGGCCCGCTGCTGTCTGATTCGCGCCACCTCGTCGGTGCCGTTGACGACGTCGTTGGGCAGCCCGGCGGCCTCGGCGGTAAAGCGTCCGAGGGCGTCGACGTTGATCAGATCCAGCGCCTCGGGCTTCGCGTCGCCCAGATCAAGCATTTCCTGGGCCCACGCCCGCGCCGCCGCCGCCTCGATCTGCTGGCGGATGCGCTTCACCGGACTCTGATACTCGAACCGCACGCCCCGGCCCTGCAAGACCTCGGGAACCGGCGCCAGGGAACCCGCCCGAAGCATGATCTGGAAAGCACGCTCGACGATCGGCGCCGTGTAGTCTGATTCCAGGCGCCCGAAGACCGGCCCGATCTCGCGGATGAACTCTTCCTTGCGCGCGATGATCTCGGTCGCCGTCATGGTGCTTTCACCGGCGGCGGGAAGGCGCAGGATGTTACGGAAGAACGCATTCCAAATCTGGTCCCGCCTATCGTTCTGCATCTCGCGGGTGAGCGGGATGTTGCCGCCGCTGTCGAGCGGCGCGATGGGAATGCGGCCCACGGCCCGCGCCGCCTCCAGGTCATAATAAGCGAGCCCGCCGGGGAAGGTGTTGGGGGCGTCGAACGTCGAATCGTCGGGCACTGCGAGGGGCGGGTCGGCGGCCCTCTGCCCGGCGATCAGCAGCGTCGAGTCTATAGCCTGGGCGGTGTTGGAATCGGGCAGGGCGATCATGCCCGGCGAACGCCCGTACTCCTCGCCCGCGGATGTATCCCAGCGCGGCACGGCGAACGGGAACTCGTGGAAGCCCCCGGACAATGTCAGCCGTTCCGCTTCGACCTCGATCCACAGGTCGGCCCACGGCAGGTTGACGGCGAGCAGCGCATCGGCGCGGCCCTCGTCCCTGGGCACGACCGCATGGACGAAATTCACGTACTCGTCGAGCTTATGGTTTTCGTGCAGCTGCTTGATGGTCTCGCTGAGTTTGTCGACGGTGAAGCGGGCGACAGCCTGTCGCACGGTAAACCGGCGGTCGCGGAACATGCCTTCGGAGTTGCCGGTCTCGCCGAAGAACGGCAGGGCGTCCTTGAGGTGAAGCGTCTGGAACAGCAGATTGGTATCGCCCTCGCCCGTGAACACAACCGACGTGCCGAACACCACCAGATCGATGTCCGCCTCGCCGAGTGCCTGGCGCATCCGGGCCTTGGGGTTCTCGAAGGCGTCCCGCATGCGCTCGTCGGTATCGGCGAACCAGTCCTTGGCCTCGTCCGTCGCCTCGTCGGCATCTTCCACGGCGCGGATACGGTGCCAGTCTTCGCCCTCGGGTCGGATCATCCCGCCGACCGCGTTGGACAAGGCACGGGCCGCCTGCATCGGCGTGCCGTCGAAGATGTCCTCCGTCCGGCGATCGCCATCGGTGGTCTGGGTGACGAAGCCCAGGCGCCGGGGGAGCTGCACACGGGCAAGGTCGTCCCAATGGCTGTTCCACAGGCTGCGCCGGCCCAGAAGCGCCTGCCGGCGGCTCAGAAGCTCCTTGACGCGGGATTCGTCAGACATGAACGCCCTCTGCCCTGACCTTCGAGAGGAATATCGCCGTCCTCTGCCGGTTCGCCGCCTTGGCGCCCTTCTTGCGCCGGGTTCGGGCAAGGACGTTCGGCGGATTTACCTTCAGTTCGTGGCCGACGCTCTGGATGATCATGGCGCCCCTGCGCTTCGACCTTTCGGCCTTGGTGTGGCTGGGCATCAGGCGGGGGCCGTCGCGCGCCAGGCGTCGAAGCGCTTGATCTCGGCCTCGCGGGCGGTGGCTCTGGTTTCGCGGGCGGCTACCGCCGATTCGCGGCGCGTGAGTTCTCCGCCGAAGGCATCGGCGGCCGTCTTGAGTTCGGCGAACGCCGTGGCTTCGTCCTCGGCCTCCTGCGCCTTCACGCCCAAGGAGGCCCGCAGCGCGTTCAGGCTGGTTTCCAGTGCGCTGAGTTTGTGCTGACGTTCGTCAAGCGCAGCCGTCCCTGCCTTGATCTTGCCCGCCGCAGCACGGCCCAGGACGCCTGCCTTTTCCACCGCCTCGCCGACGATCTTCTCTGCCGCAGCACGCGCATCGGCAAGAACCTTGTCGGCCTGTTCGAGCCTTTTCTTCCCCCCAGCCGCCTTCTCCAAGGCCTCCCGTTCCCGGCGGAATTCCTTGGCCGCCTTGCCGCCCTTGAGGGCCGCGGCCAGGTTGTCCCGCGACTCGGCTTCGCGGAGGAGCGCCGTGGTTTCTCTGAAGTTCATGCCCATCGTCATACCCTCTCGATCACGGCGATCTTCTGGTCGGATTCGATGCCGAACACCTCGGGATTGTCCGCCCCCAGCGGCCGACCGCCGGTGCCGTCGGTGAGCGCCGTCGGGTCGGTGCCCCAAGTCACGAAACAATCGACGTCGGAGTAGAGCCGCACCCGGCGCATCACCTTGTTGTTGCCCTGCGTAAACGCGGGGGATTTTGCCGATGTCCCCGTAATGGTGACGGCAAACTCGTCAACGGGTTTGCCGATCAGGGTCTGGCTGGCATCGCCCCAGACGGCGATAAACAGTGTGGCCATGTCGATCTCCTACTTGAGAAATTTCCCGACGTTGATCCTGAGCCCTTCGTGCTTGGGCGGGCCGGTCGGGACAGCGGCGGTTTTGGCTGAAAAACTCTGGGTTCTCCCAGGCGTCGCACTAATGCTGAGAGCTGTCTGCTGTGCCATTTAAACGATTACAAAGGTATCGGCCGCCGAGGGGGCCTCCGTAACCGCGGTATACGTCAGCCGCCCGGTTGAACCGAGATAGGCGGTAATGTCCGACGCCTGCCCCAAGAGCACGCCGGAGGTCCAGATCACTATGCGCCCGTTATAGTGTTCGTCCGTGGCCTCGGTCAGATCGGTTGTCATCTGAGTGGTCGAAAGCGTCCCGGCTTCCGCCGCACCGATTACGATAACCTCGGCACTGGCTTCCAGATTGTCCGCGGCAGCCGTAGACGCCGAAATTGCCACCGCGTTCGCGTCAAGTTGGTTGGCAACCGTGAACCTCATCGGGTCGGTATCGTCGAAGATACGCCTGAGAACTTCGGCCATGGATACCCCATTGGCGGGATCGGCGGCGGCCGGGAACGTCCCTATCCCTGCCGAGCCGGCTAGGATATTAACGATCTGCTTGACGTACTGCATGACACTTTCAGCGGTACTCGGGTCGCCTGCGGCAGCGGCGGCGTTGAACTCACCGACCAGTTGGCGTATGGATTCCCCGGTCGCCGCAGGATCGCCTAATGCCTCACCGAACGTCCCGGCGGTCTGGTTGGAGGTGGCGTCACGATTCCAGATGTTGTCAACGGCTCCCGACTCCATCCCCGTCGCGTCGATGCTCGCATCCATCCGACCACTAACCAGTGTTGTCGGAATACGGGTTTGTATATTGTCGGTATCGGATTGCACACCGGCCACATCATTGACGACATCGCCGCCGCGGTTGATGGTGATGCCGGAACCGTTGTTTACAAGGGCCGCCGTACCCCTGAAGTTGAGCGTCCCGCCAACGCAACTTGCAGCTAAGGTAAGCTGCCCACCAGATGAGTCGAAATGGAGTACGTCGGTGCCGCTGGTCCCAAGGTTCTCAATCGTCAAGGCACCATTATAGCCGTGGATGTGGACCGTCATGTTCACACCCACTGCTGTACCAAAGTCGATAACCGCAGCGCCGCTGTGCATACAAGAGAAGAAACGATATGTCCCCGCACCCGCGAGCGTAACCGTTCCCTCGATGTCGCACTCATCGAAGTGAGCGATGCCGATGGTCATGGTCCCAAGTTCACAATGCTCGAAATGCGCCTCGGATGCACAGGTTCCGGTCCCGCTTACTTCGGCACCTGAGACGTGAATGCCACCAATGGCCTGTCCACCAAGGGCAAGCGTCCAGTTCTCCCCGTGGAATTCGTCATCGGCCTGTGACGCGGCGAAGGTGATTGAACTGGCAGGCGATACACTGAAACGGTCCAGACCAATGGACGTGGCAATGGTGTTTGCATCACCAATGCTGTCAACGGGCTTGATGTCTACGCCGTTTTCAAAGTCCGTGGTGCCAGCCGTTCCGCCAACCGTGTCGATATACACATGGCCCAGTGAATACGAACCACTTTCCTGAGTAACCCTGACCCGCCTGCCAGCGCTGTTGGTGACGTTTTGGTCCGCACCTGTCAACACCAACTGCCACAACAGACGTGCCGTAGATGAAGAAAGAATCGTTAATGTATCGGCCGTCGTAATAGTAAAGTCAGGCGCCTCGGAAACCGTAACGCTTCTTGAGGAGGCAACATAATCCGTAATCAAGCGGATCGATTTCTGGTTCGGGTCCGTCCCGTCAATGAACACCGCCACCGCGCCATTGTACACATCATTATCGGTGGCGTCTGCAGTGGCTGGAAGCACGAATACTGTCTGTGACGTAACGGTCTCGATAGTGGCGGTCGTAAGGACCAGAGCGTTAAACAGCGCCGCTAAATTCACGCCGTCTATACCAGCGACATCTACAGCTATCGTATCCACCACCGTATCGACAGTCGTAATCAATGCCGCAAGATCACCCGCCGTTTGCAACGTCCCCCCGACGGCGCGCACGTTCGCCGGCATGAAGATGGAGACGTTATCGGTGGCAACGAAGGTAAACCCGCCGGGATCAGCGGCAATGAAAACCTCCTTCGTCGTGACGATATAGTCCGTGATATATCCGATGGACAGTTGAACCGCGCTCGCCACGTCGTGGAACAAGATCGAGCACCCAATAAGAACGTCGGCTTCCGCCGGGCCAACTGTCAGTATGAATTGCGTCTGATCCGTCACGGAAGCGATTGTCGTATTGATTATCGCGTCCGGGTAGCCGATAGAAAATGTTGCAGCCACAAAGTTGATCGTCGCACCGTCAATCGTGATAGGCCCTACGGTGACGTAATAATGGGAACCGGAGGAATAGAAGCCGGCGGTAGCGTTGCTCGAAAGGTCAATGGTGAAGCCGTGAATACCAGTTGCGCCGTCGATATTGATGCCGTCCGTATCAAGCAGCACGACGCCCGTTGTTGAGCCGCGCTCCGTCATGGATGTGCCCTTGTAGATGCCGATGTCGGCAAGCGCGAAGGCACTTATGATGACGCTGGCGCTGGGGTCGTTGCTATCAAACGCCGCAAACGGAATGATGATCGTGGAGCCGGGGCGAACCATCCCCAGGTTATTGACTGACATCTATACCGGCCCCCCGAATGGTCCGTGGAAGGGCATACCTAACGGTCCTTTGGGGTTAGCCCCCGCCGCCGCATCCTTAAAAGCCCCAAACCAAATACACGCCTGATCCCCGGTGTCCGAAGTATTGCCCCGCGTGCCAAATGTGTCGGTCGCGGTCTTCGCGCCATCGCCTACATAAATCTGCGGCTCGCCCTGCGCGCCTGTATAGCCAGCAAAGCGTTCTGAAACGTCGGTGCCTGTCCAGCTAAGAGTGCCCTGGTCTGCATTGAGTTTTGAATCCCAATTAGCGGTTGCGAAAAGCAGGACCTTGGCGACGGTCGTGGTGATCTCAATATCCGACCCGTCAGGAATTTGCGTCACACTTGAGGCTGTTTCAGCGTCGTTCTGCACATCGACCGGACTGCTCGTTTCCTGGCCCGAGTATTCACCCGCCCAGGCATGGAGATCGTCTGAACCAGTCCAGGTGAACTCAATTGAAGTTTCTGAACCCCCCGCCGACTTCGAGAAGACCGCGCAAGTTGGGGTGCCTCCACTGGTCCCACCATATGTGGCGTGCTTTGCGAACCCGCTCGCGGCAAGATTGGTTTTCCCCTCCTTATCAATGGCAAGTATGGCCACAAACAGGTTCCCGGCGGTCGGCGACGGAGAAATCGGGAACGAGTAGCTTTCCCCCGCCGCTATGTCACCGTCTTCGGACCATTGCTGAACGAATGCCATCGCTCAAACCCGGTGATGGCAGCGCCAGAATATCGGCGGGTGGACGCCCTGTTTCGCCCGCGCCTTGTCCCAGATGATGGGGGGACCAGTAAACGCCTTACGCACACGAAGGCCAGAGGAAACGAGTTCCAGCATTCCGTTGTAATCGACCGTGAAAGTACCTTCAGCCTTGGGTCCGGGTTCTATACGAAGGGCTATCAGCTGGCCAAACGGAATGTCGAACGTCTCATTGTGGCGATTGGTATACTGACGGACGCCAAGTACGTCCCACTCCAGGATCAGTATGTAGTCGCCCATTCGCTGGAGTATATTATCGACGACGGCCATCTTGTTATGTCTTACGGTGAAACTTTCAGGGTGCCACCGTCATTCCACACACTGCCAGCTTTCCCCGGATCGCGCGTCGGCAGGTTAGACAGACTGAGCACGTTTCCAAACGGGTTCGCAGACAACTGTGTTATCGTGGAGAACCGCTTCCTGGTAAGGTCATCTACGGAAACGGTAAAGCCTGTCTTCTCGTCCTTATACCCGGCAGCGTATGTTCCGCTGAAGGTCTGGAAGGTTACGAGGGCTTCGACGTACCCGATGCTGTTGCCTTCGTCAAAAGTCTGTCGAATGATCGCACCTGGAGAATCGGCTATGCCGCCGCCTACGAAGACACGCCCCTGGCCCAAAGTGACTATCCCGCCGTTCAAGTTATGGAGGAGGATCACGTCCGGGTGCCCCGGAGTGCCGCTTGAAGGCTGCCAGCGTTCGGACTTCCACCCCAGAATTTGGACGTTGCTGCTCGTGCTGCCGCCGTTCACCGTAATGAGCGACTCACCATTGTTATCTCCGGCCATATACAAAATCTGAACGAGCGAATGCTTCTGCCCGCGAAGATAGAGCCCGGCGCCACCGTTCCCATGGGCTGAGTTGCGACCGAGATGTACGGGTGTTCCACCAGGTTTCCCAAGGAAGAAGCCGTGACCCGCGTTAGCATACGAAGCCACACCGTCGATGACGGCGTTCTCGCCCATACCCCCGAGTATATCGACCCCATTAGCGCGGAAGCCGTGGACACGGAAATCCTTCAAGGCGCCGTGGTGCCAGAACTCCCGCGTCACGATGGCTGGGCCGTCGTACCCGTCCGCCGGAACGAACATCGTCCCAGGCCGCGAGTTGGTGTTGTGCGATCCCCGCCCGATCAGGCGCACGCCGGAATGAACCTCCAGAGCCGCACTGAGTTCTATCTTCCCGGCGGGCAGATTGACAACTGCATCCGCGCCGGGACGTGCGGCGGCATCGATCCGGGCCTGGATAGCCTCGCCGGTTAAAGCCAGCGGGGGATCGCGAATCCCCGAGCCTGATGTTCCGGGGATGCCCTGCGAACCTCTCGGCCCCTCCGGCCCCTCCGGCCCGATTAGACCTTCTGAACCTTGAATGCCCTGAAGCCCCATAGGACCTTCTGGTCCCACAGGACCTACATCACCTTTGTCCCCTTTGGTAACAGCAGGTAAGTCAACTTCAAGCTCTATCGGAAACCCCAGCGTGCCTGTGATAGTAGTTAAGCCACTATCCTGAGCTTGAGCAGAGGACATAACGGTAGCGAGCAAGATGACAAGTCCACCGAAGAAACCTCTATTAAAGATACGTTTCATGGTACCGTCGATTTCTCCTACAAAGTGTCCTTTGAGCGTGGGCATTCTATCACCCCAGCACCTGCGCGCCGCGGGCCTGCGGCTGGGCAAGCGGAGTCTCGCCCAACGCAGCACCCCCCCGCTTGCCGGCAATGATGAATGAGGCCCGGCCCTTGCGGCGAAGCTCGGAAGCGCGCAGCTTCTTATTGGCTTCGGCGATGGCCGGGTCGTCCCGCGTCGGGGGGGGAGGAGGTTGCACTGGTAGGGATGGCGATCCGCCGAACCCCAGAAACTTGTACCGCCTTTCCCCCGGAGCGGTCCTGTTCAGGAAATCCATTTCCTATCCCTTCCTTCTGCGCCGCAGGTGCCTGTAGAGCTGGTAAGGCGTCCAGATGAACGGGTTGTGGACGCCTACGATCTTCTTCGTCGCCCCGATGCAATTGCCGATCATCAACGGCCACAACGAATCGTACTCATCGGGCATGTCGGCCTCGATGACGGTGTTGTCGTCCTTCTTGAGAAGAGCGGCTATGTCGTGTTCTTTTGTGCCGCCGATGACCTGGAGCAGCGGCGAACCGCCGCGCCCGTCAAACAGAATCCAATAGTCGCCGGACGGCACCACCGAATAGCAATGCCGGAAACCGTCGCGCCCAAAAAAAGCGGGCCAGAACCCGCTTCCCTCACCGTGAAAGACAACGACGGCTTTCAACGGGACGCGCACAACCGCTTATTGGGCCGTTCGTATTTGCGGCTCGCCGCGCATTTTCTGCAGCATTCGACGATGGTCACGACGAGGTGGTCCTTGCCCAACTGATAGCTGGCAATTTCCCAGTCGTGGGTATGTCTGGTTCGTTGCCCCATCACAGCCTGCCTCATCAATGCACCTTCACGCCGACCTGCTCACGGAGAGCCGCCAGCGCCGCGTCGGGGCCGTTCCGGTTGATGTACTCGTCGCACTTCTCGGTCGTGAGCTCGGGCTTGCCCGGGTTGTAGGACTGGTGGACACGTCGCAGAATCGTGCGCAGCCGTTCCAGATCCTTCGGCTCGAGGTCGGCAACGAAGGTTCCCTCTGATACCTCGAGCTCGTACCCGACCACCTTCGCCTCGCCGACCAGCAGCCGGACGTCCAGACCCTGGATGGCGTCGGGCACCGGGGGCACGCGCTCCTCGCCCGGCCGCTTCTCGGCCATGATCAGGGGGCCGATGATCACCCCCTCGTTGTCGGCCATCGCCGCCAGGCTGGCGCGCATATCGCTTTCGAATCTGTCCTTGAGATCGGGCGTCTCGGTGCCGTCCATCCAGATGGCCGTTTCGAGGACGTCGCCGGGGTGGAGGGTCATCAACTACACAGCCATTTCAGCCAAATCAGATAGGCGACAAGGATGATGATTAAAATTACCCCTTCCGGGTTTTCAACCATGTCACAGCCAGGATAACCGCACTCGGTCATTCCGGCGTTCCAGGGGGCGCAACCCCAACCGTAAAATCCTTGACAGGGAACGGCGCCTTCCCAGGAAATAACTTGCGCAAGGCTATGTCCAAGAGGTCTTCGTAATAGTCAACGGACGGGCGGGTTGCTCGATTAAAGTCACGGGTGCCACGGTCACAGTCCATTATCGCCTGCACTGCCTCACGGAACTGGTCCTCGGGGATACCCAGCCCGCCATAGCTTCGTAATTCGGTCATGCCCGTTTCCTCAAGGCCGCGATGCACCGCTTACACCGCGGGAAATTACCTGGGTCACCGATTTGGGCTGTCGCTTTGGCCTGATAGGCGAGCCCGCACAGCGACTCACAAATCACGATTTCATTGTCAGCCTCAAACTGGAACCAATGCGGCTTACCCTTGAACGGCAGCTTCGCCCAGCCGTCCGTGAATTCGCCGGGCGGGCGCACAAAGGCCATGCACGATTCGCGTGGCCGTTCCAGTGGGACAACGTTCATTTCTGCGTCCCCACATGCCAGCCCGCGCACTGCGGGCAGCGGTACGCCTGCAGCCGGGCCTTGTGCCTTCTGCGCATCCGCTGCGCCAGCTTCTCCGCCAGCCGGCGGCTTGCCAGCCGTTCCTTGCCGACGCACCCGGTCACGCTCATCGCCTGAACCTCATAGGGTTGGATATCTGGTCGGGGGTCGCACACCTTCCGGTGACGGTTAGGCTTACGCCATATCAGGCCGGCGACACGTAGGACGCTGGCGCCGTAGCGCCCACCTTATGCCGCTTCCCTGGCCCCCGATAATTCATCCCCGCCACCTCATCGGGTTATACCTGTTGTTCGCCCACTTCGGCCGCTTGGCGGCCCGGCTGTGGAGGCTACGCGGATCTATCATCAAGGACTGCCCCGCCGCCCTCTCGGCCAGGTATTCCGTCAGCGTCTCGGCCGTCCAGCCGTTTGCGGCCTCGTCTTCCGTTGGCTGCACCAGGTCTTGGTGGCGTTGCGCATAGCTGAAGACGTTGCTGAATTCGTCCGTGAGACGATCCCATAGGGTCGGGTGTTCGTCAGGCATCGTAAATCCATTGCCGCGCGATCTCACAAAGAGCGACGAACACCGCGTCCTTGTCCTGCTCCAGTTGGCCGAGGTCGGCGTAGGGGACGAGGTCGGGGTGGACCTTGGCCTCCCGGTCATACGTCTCCCCGTACACCCACCCCATTTCGATGTACGCCTGCATCCAACTTCCGTGCAGCTCTTCGGGGGACGAGGAGCGATGCGGCCCGCACTGCCTCCCGATGACCTTGATAAACTGGCTCTGGAATGCCGGCTCCCGCTCCACCCAGAGGTCCGGGATGATAGGTGCGCCGGCAGCCTCTGCGGCAAGACGGGCTGTGTTATACACAAACTCCGCGCGACGCGCGTTCAGCTCTGCGTCAGGCATAGCCGATGACCTTGGCCGACGAGGTCACGAACCATGCCAACCGATCACCGTGGAACTTCACGTCGATCTTGTTGCGTCCCAAGCGCACCCCTCGTTCAATTTCGACACGACGGAGAGCATGCATACCCACGTTGATTGCTCCCTGCATGTTCCGCGGTAAGTGATCTTCCCGCGCCTCCAGACCAACCCAGGCGCCGACATGAAACTCCGTGCCGATCGCTGGCTGACCCTTCGCCGGCTTAGTGTCTCCGAAAGCCACGACCGGCAGGGCGACCGCTGCTGTAGCGGCGGCGGTGACACCGAGAAACCGTCTGCGTTTCATCTCAAACATGCTGCCTCCAATGGTGCGGCGAGTACCCGCTGTTCGCCCGTACCGGCCGGCGCCCCTTGGTGTTCACCTTCTTGGTCAGCTTGGGGAACAGTTCGGTGAACGCCCACACCAGCGCATCGCATCTATCGGGGCTGCCCTCGCCCTCATACCCGCCGGCCGTCATCAGGCACATCTGGTCCTCGAGCTCGGGAAACGCCCCGACGTGGCTGACGCGGCCCATGGTGTAGAGCGCCGCGATCGGCTCCGCCCTGACGTGCTTGCCGCGGGTCGCCCGAACCTCGATGATCCTCAAGCCTGGCCGAACGGTCTTGAGCGTGTGGCGCACCATGTCGCCGCCCTGGTTGATCTCGATCACCACCGCGTCGGCCTCGTGGTAGTCGTGGGTCGCCACCACGCGCTCGGCCCACTGCTGGGGCCCTCCCCGGGTCGTGACGTCGTCCAGCACGTACCCACGGCCGTCTGAGCCCATCCCGGCGACGATGATGCCGTGCTCGTTCGATCCCTCTTCCGAGCTGACGGCCGGATCCACGGCGACGACAATCCGCTCCATGGCCGGCGCCTCGTCCACCCTGCCCTGGTGGAGCGTCAGGCGGTCCCAGATCGCGCCGATGGCCGCCGGCTCGTATTCGCCCAGCCAGATGTGGCCGTAGCGCTCGCGGGTGGTCTTCTCGTCGTAGGCCCGCTCTTCATCGAGAACCTGCGGGAAAAATGGGTTGTCCCTGTAACTGGTGCGGACGACCACCGCGTCAGGCGGCGGACTGGGCCCGCGTAGGAGCGCATCGATGGGGTCGCTCGCGTGCCGCGGATTCCATGACGCCCAGATTTCACTGCCGGGCTTGCGGATGGTCGGGCGGAGCAGTTCCAGTGACCGCTTGGTGAGCGTCTGGGCTTCTTCCACGTATCCGATGTCGAAGCCCTCGAGCGACTTGATGCTCTCAGCCGTGTGGTCCGCCATGCCCTGGAACAGTATCGTGCCGTTCCCCGGGGCCTCGATCCGGTCATGCAGCACGTTGAATTTCGACGTCAGGCCCAGCGCCAGAATCTTGTCCTCGATCAGCAGTTTGACCGATTCCTTGAGCGATTTCTGCACTTCCCGCACGCAGACCCAGCGGGTGCCGAGGTACATCAGACATCGCTCGATGCCGAGTTCGGCGAAGAAATGGGACTTGCCCGAGCCACGTCCACCAAAGGCCCCCTTGTACCGGGCCGGCGCCAGAAGCGGCTTGAAAATCCTAGCTGTCTGGATCTTTAGGATCGACGATGACACGCTGTATGACTTTCAGCTTCAGGTCACCCGTAACGTCTACCGTTGTCGCTGGCTTCGGGTGCACGTACGTCGCCGCGGCCTTCGCACACTCGATGCGCTCGGCCATCTTGGCTTTTGCGTTACGCATACGGTCGAGAAGGAACTGCAGAGGCGTCTTGCCGCTCTTGGCAATCTCCGCTTCGCGCTTGGCGCTGGCCTTGTTGGGGGTCCCCTTCTTGCGGCCGCCCCGCCGTTCACCCGGCTTCGAGCCACCTTTTGGCACTGGCTATTTTCTCCCTACTTTAGCCATGAAAAACCCCGCCGGGCGGGTGCCGGGCAGGGCGCGGAGCGTACTTCCCCAAATCTTATCTTCCCGAGTACCTGTTTTGCGCGCAAGCTGCAACAAAAAAGTTAATCTTTTTTTTCGACCACCATCACGAAAATTGCCTCCAACGCCACCGCATGTACAGTTTGCAGGGTTCTTATGCAGCGTCCATCTTTGTCTTCGAGCCCCCGCCAACTGGCCCCCGCCGCACGCCCCATGACAATGGGCCGGTCACCGTTCTTGACCGCCCACAGCCACCGCAACGCCTGGTCCATGCGGTCCATGGCATCAGGCGACGGCGCCGCCGGGCGGTTGACCGCATCCCGCTGGCGCTGTTTCGCCACCTCCCCGCCGTAGGCCGCCCAATCATGCACCACATCGGGCCAGGAGCTCGAGTAGCCGTTCGGCAGATCACCGCGGGCGAGCCGTATCACGCTGAGCGTCCGCGCCGCCTCCCTAAGCCGCGTTTCGATAAGCCCTATGGCCTCTGCAAAAGATAGCTTTCCGAAAACCGTCATCCCCTGTCGCCCCCGGCGGCGGGCAAGCCATCAATGGATGACACTCGCAAACTGGCCCGCCGCCGGTTCGAGATGGGCACCTTTTGAGTGGTGTTCATGATGGCTATGGCCCATCATTCCCGGCGGCGGGCAAGTGTTCCGTGGTGGACACTATCTTCGTGGCCCGCCGCCACGCCCGCCACAACTCACGAAGCAAGCGTTTCCGCATGTACCTGGCCGCGCGATTATGCGCGTACCCCTTGGACATTTCCGGGTCGCGTGCGTGCTCATAGGCTTTGCGCTCGTCGTACAGCTTCTTGTAATCGCCGTTTGCCTTTATCAACGCTTCCCCGATTGTCCAGATCACACTGTGACGCGAGGGGGAATATCCGTGTTCCAGGGCGGCGGCCCCCTTGACCCTACGTTGCCGCGTGCCATCCGGCATGACGGACTCCCCCATGCGCTTGTTCAATTTGTCAGGGTTGGGATAGTTGCCGTTCTCGGGTGGTGCGTGTTTGTCACAAGAAACCAAGCCGGTTTCACCAATGATGGAGGCAAGCCCGAGCAGTCCAAAGCCGCGCGTCTGTTCGACGAATTCCAGCACTTCGAGCGGCAGTTGCTTGGTGAGTTCGAGAAGCCGTTTCTCAATGGCCTTGCGCGGTTCATTGACCGTGGCGCGGGCTTGGATAAAAGGCATTGCAGCTCCCATGGCTACCGCCGCCATCTCGTGGTCGCCCCCGTTCATCATGGCCTTGTAGATAACGCCCGCTTCCTTCTTGTCCCCGCCACAGATACGGCGGCATTTGCCCTTGATCTGATTGGTCAGGGACTTTTCCGCTTTGTGCAGGTCTTGGCGGTCCCGCCAATGTTCTTTGATGAGGGTGATGATGGGGGTAATATCCGGGTGGGTATCACCATCAAGATGGCCCCCATCATCGGCGGTGGGGGCACTTCGGCCGTGGGTATCAGGGCTACCCTGGCCCCCGCCTGCGACGGCAACGTCAGCGTGGGTGTCAGCTGCTGGATGGCCGTCGCTGTTATTGGTGCGGGCGGGCAACATGCTGACGGGTGTCATTGTACGTCTGGCCCGCCCGCCGGCGGCAACCTGCGCGTGAGTATCATGATGCAAATGGCCGCCGTTACGTGGCATTGTCCTGCTCCTTCAACAACTCTTGCAGACGATCCTTGGACATCACGTCTTTCACGCGGGCACCTTCGGTCAGGTGTTGCCCCACCAGACGGAGCCACTTCCCTTTGCGCCCCATGTCCTTGGCGTGGGATTCGTAATAGTGGGCGGCCGCGATTACCTGCCCTCTCTCACAGTCTCCAAGGCGCGGGAACCCCGCTATGGGCAGCGGGAAGTCAAGCAGGCCGTTGCTGAAGGCCAGACCCTCCATGCTTTCGCGCTCCCCTTCCCCATCGTATGCCGCGGCTTCGATAATCGCCCGGCGCTCCGCACGACAGACGCGGCGGATAAAGTCCCAACACGCGCCTTCAAGGTGTGGGTCCATGAATTTCTTGTATAGCTTGCGGTTTGCTTTGGCCTTGGAAACGAGTATCCTTCCCGCATCTCTGTCTCTTATACACATCTGACGCTGCCGACGAAGAGG